CTTAACAGAACTAGTTCGATCAATGAAGGGGAGCAATCCCATCTTCAGGCCAAAGGAGAGTTTCTCATCTCTCCAATTTAGTCGGCCTTCCACCCCGTGTTAAATCGGGGTGGACCACCTGAGCTTGATGTTGACGGACTCAGGACGTCCTTGACGTTCCAAATGTCCTTCTTGCAGAGGCTCAAAAGCCCTTTTAAGAAAGAATTTTAGAAGGGAACCCTCGCCAGATATCGGTGAGATAGGTGGTTTGGCATTCACACAATAACCCTTAACCATAGGGGACTGTGTGTCCTGGTTGATCCTATCCACTTGGAAATCAAGTGGATGATCGGACCAGCGACCCAACACAGGAGATGTCGGTCGAACAAGCGGATAATGGGGAAGTACTTTCTCCACAAGCCGATCGACATACTCAACAGTATCGCGAAAACCGGCTGTAAACAGTCGATTGCGAAAACTGACGAGTGAGATTATCTCCTGGACGTCAAGCCGTGATGACGGAAGTTCCATGCGTACGCGCTGAAGTGAAACATCAGCACCCGCGAAAAACTCCTTCCCACAAGATTCTCTGAAATTTCCATTCCAGAAAGATTTTGTGGTATTCACCTTATAGCCGTATAGGCTAAGGCGATTCATCACGGACGGTACCATCTCTTTGGGGATAATTAAATCATCACCAAAGACGCGCACCTTACCAGCAAACGAAAGTATATCATTTGCTGTTAGGGGTCGGTTGAGCTCATCCTGGATTCCAAGGAAGATGACGGCAAGAAAAACCATCGCTTCCATCGGGAAACAGAGAGCTGAACCCATAGACGCGAACTTGGATAGGTGTTGAACACCAAATCCAGGTACATCTGCCTTCGTGGACCTACAATCCTGGATCGCAATCAAAAGATTGGGAAACCTGGAAAATAGAGCCATTACATGCAGATTAGAGACACGATCGGAAGCTTCACTCAAATCGAGTGTAGCAAGGTCACCAGTTATGGAACCTTGTCTGGCAAGATCTCGGTTAGGATCTTGATCAGAAAAACCGATCATACCGAATACCCTATTCCGTCGACTAGAAAAATAGTCATTAGGAATATAAGGGGATTCGATATTTAGGACAAATTCCGCAAGCAAAGCTTGCTGAGAATACTGCATAGCAGTAGGCTCAATGGCAATTATCCTGGGTGTCTTTAGCGTTTTAGGGACAAGAGTGACCTTAACAGGTCGTTCAGTCCCGGGTTCGAGGAGGTTGACACGGTCAGAGAGATAACAAAATCTCTCATTAGGATAAACAAACTTTTCCATAGGAAAAGAGTGGTTTAACCTAGCCGGCCATTCTGACAGATCGAATTTCTTGTTACCAAGTAATCGGTCTGCAGTTTTGCCCGGTCCGTGCTTAGGCAATATCTCGTCAGAGAGGAACTTTCGTTCGACCTGATCAAGAATATTGCCATAAAGGAGAAAAGACATAGTAGAAAGCTCGTTAAGAGCTTGTATACTAATGACTTCATTCTTTTCTCTCACCTCCTTCTCACAATCGACGAATCCTTGCAGAGCCTTTCTATTTCTAGAAGGGGTGCAGGGTAGAGCAATCTTGCTAAACATCAATGTTAATTGACGAATAGCGCGAATGCAGTCTACCGAGGGTTCGGCGACCAACCTACCAGTTTTACGGTCAAAGACTTGACCAAGCATACCTTGTAAAAATACAGGGATTGCTTCATTCTTTCGAGCATGAAAGCTACGAAAGAATGCTGGGTCAACATAGCCTATCTCAAGACTTCTTTCGAAGTCTTTTGCATAGGATGAGAGTGTAATCGTTAAAAACGAAACACCCTCGTTCTTTGTCCGTATAGAGACGCTTTCAGCGTCTCTATAGGTGCTGGTACAACACCAGGTAGCCATCTCTTGGGCTACCTCACGCCAAAGTGATACTAGGCTTTTCAT